AATTATATATATTTAATATTATGGTAAAGAGAGAAAAAATATTTGAACTAAAGATAGAAGAGGATGATGAACTATCAGGTGTTGATGCGGTAAGTTTAGTAGACGAACCAGCAATTGAGATTAACTGGGTTGCGTTTAACAAGACACACGAAGATTTTGTTATACCTGATGGTGAGGATATGAAGTTCTCATCAAGAATAATTGAGAAGGGTCAATCTGAACAGGATTTATTTGACGATGGATATGAAATGGTTAAGGAAGAGTTTATCTCATCTTCACCAAACTCACCGTCGTTTGAAGACACACCTGAAAGATTAATTAGATATAAGTACGTACTCAACCCACAAGCACCTGGTGCACCTATTAAGGAGACAACAAGAGAGTTTTGTAAGGATTTATTAAATAAGAATTTGGTCTATCGTGTTGAGGATTTAGAGGGTATTACAAACGATTTAGGAAGTTCAGCAATGGTATGGAGAGGTTCATACAACTGTCGTCATTTGTGGCAGAAAATAGAGTATAGACGTGGAGATAGAATTATAAATAAAGGGTCAGTTACGAAAGGTAGAATTGATGGTGCAGAAAGTTACGATGTAATGGACTTACCTCAACCAAGTACAAAAGTTCCAAAAAAATTACAAGCAACATTCGCAGTTGGTGTACCACACTATACTGCTGATGGTAAGTTATATGAAGGACCAACACATAAAGATGCGAGTGGTAGATTAATGACTGGTGCAGAACATACCGAAGATAGTGAATATCTATATCACGAAGATGAGTTAGCGGCACTATTAATAATTTGTAAAAAGTGTGGTCACAAATGGAATATGGAAGACGGTGGTGAAAAACCTTATATGTGTAACAAATGTGGTTACGATAATAAAGCATCATTCGGTTATGACAATCCTTTACCAGCTTATGTGGATGAGGTTTCAGGTGACACAATATCTAAGTCATTAATAGAACCAACTACATTTGAAAGTTATAGTGACTATCCTGATGCAGTTAAGAACAACGCAAAAGCTGTATTAAAATATGTAGAAGAAAATGGATGGGGTTCTTGTGGAACACCTGTCGGAAAAGTACGTGCTAATCAATTAGCTAACGGTGAACCTATCTCATTGGAAACGGTGAAGCGTATGTACAGTTACCTATCAAGACACGAAGCTGATTTGGAAAGTTCAAAAGGATATGGAGATGGATGTGGAAAACTTATGTATGATAGTTGGGGTGGAAAGTCTGCACTTGCGTGGTCTAAATCAAAAATCAATCAAGCGGAGAAAATGTCTAAACAATATTTCCAAATTGATAATGATGAGAAGAGAGTTATATTAGGACCAGCAATGGTACCTGACCAAAAGATATTCCGTAAGGATGCTAATGGTAATCCTTATTATGTTTTCTTTTCTGCGGAGACTATTCGTATGATTGCGGAGAAGTATATGAAAAACCAGTACACTCGTAATAACGATTTGATGCACGATGGTAAGGCTGTAAGAGACGTGTATGTGATAGAGAGTTGGATTAAGGAAGATGACCAGGATAAGTCTATAAAGTACGGTTATGAGGATTTACCAATAGGTACCTGGATGATTGCAATGAAGGTTGCAAAAACAGAAAAAGGTGATGAGGTATGGAACAAGGTAAAAGACGGTACCTTGAACGGATTTAGCGTCAGCGGTTTCTTCTCAGAGGAAGCTGCGTTCAGCAGGGAAGAAATGTTCCTGTATAAGGTAGCGGAAATATTAAAGAAGTATTAAAAATAAACCCCTCAATTACGAGGGGTTTTTTGTTACTATTCAGGGTTAAAGATAAATTTACCAGTAATAGGACATTTATCAGTTATTTTCTTATTGTTGTTTTGTTGTGTAATAGTTGACCAAACACAATTTTCAGGGGAATATCCTTTAGTATTATCAATCCTATCAATAGTCATACCTTCAGGTCGTTCACCCATATCTTCTAAAAAATTAACAAAACTATTCAACCATCTATCACATACTCTAATACCTTTTTGATAGTAATATACATTTTTTGGATTAGAACAACGATATTTCATTGAACGCCAAGTTTTGTAAGTTGGGGATGCTTTACCATTAACCCAATGTCCGTGTGTTGTATTTCCGTGTTTCATATTGCAAATATAGGAATATTTGGTAATAACTAACAATATTTATATATATAAGTAAGAAGAATAAATAAATTAAATAAAAGTAAAATTATGTCAAATTCAAAAAGTGCTATTCAAGAGATTAAAAATCTTATGGTGCAGTTTGGTTTTATGTCTGATGACAAAACATTATTATCTTTTAAATTGGAAGACAACACTATCGTAGAGACTGAGAAATTAGCGAAGGATAGTAAAATCTTCAAAATCAATGAAGCGTTTGAAAGAGTAGCTTTAGAAGATGGAAAATACAAGTTAAAAGAAAATTTTGAATTAGAAGTAGCTGAAAGCCAAATAATTGCAGTTAAAGAAATATTTCTTGATGCAAAATTGGTTGATGGTACTCAAATTAAAGTGTCTGGTGACGGTTTAGTTGAAGGTGCTAAAGTTTCTGTTGTTACTGGCGAAGGTGAGATTGTAGCACCGGATGGCGTACACGAACTAGAAGACGGAACTAAAGTTGAAACTAAAGAAGGTATTATTGCTAAAATTGAAGAAGCTGTAAAAGAAGCTGAAGCACCTGAAGCAGAAAAACCTGAAATTGAAATTGAAGTACCCGTTGGTGGAGAAGAAGAAATGATAAAACTTGTAAAAGAGTTCGTTTCTAAGATGGGTGAAAAGATTAAGAAAATGGAAGAACAAATGTCTTCTTTATCTTCGGATTTTAACTCATTTAAAAAAGAACCAGCAGCAAAAAAGATTGCTGACGGTAAAACTGAAAAGTTTAATAAAGTAGATGATGCAATGGAAACTAAATTAGAAGCAATTGCAGCACTAAGAAAATCAAATAAATAATTAAAAAAAAAACAAATAAAATTATGAAAATTTTATCAAGAGAACAATTCGCATACAACGTAGCATCAATTGGTGGATATGTTGACCAAGTTGGTGGTGAATTATTATCAAAAGCACTTATCGGCGGTACAACTGCTAGATATGCAAATGTACGTTTAGGTATTAAAGGTACACAAGCGTTGAACTTATTGAACTCAACAGCTTATTTCCAAGACGGTGATTGTGGATGGGAACCATCAGGTACAACTACATACACTCAAACTAACATCACAACTTGTCCTACAAAGTACAATGAAGCGTTATGTTACAAGGATTTGTATGACACTTATCAGTCAATGTTAATGGCACCAGGTCAAACACAAGAGACTGTTCCATTCGAACAACAAATTGCTGATTTGAAAGTTAAAGAAATTCAACAATACATTGAGAAGCAATTATGGCAAGCAACAACTGGAACTTCTTGTTTCAATGGTTTCAAGTCATTAATCTCTACTGGTACAACTGGTGTTGCTAATTCAAGCGGTGTAACTTTCTCAAGTTCAGCTGCATATGGTGTTAGTGGTAACCCTATCACTGAAGTAGATAAATTGATTAACGTATTAGATGACAACGCAATGTCTCGTGAAGATTTAATTGTGTTTATGTCTTACGCTAACTTCCGTCTTTATATTCAAGCGTTAACTCGTGCTAACTTCTTCGCGAACTATATCGGTTCTGCTGATATTACTTCAATGATGGAAGCTACACATCCTAACACAAATGTTAAAGTCGTTCCTACATTAGGTTTGAATGGTTCTAACCAAGTTGTTATCGGACCACGTGAATATCTAATTTTAGGATTTGACCTTTTATCCGATAGTCAGAAATTAGTAATGTGGTACAGTAAGGATTTTGATGAGTTACGTTTACGTGCAAACTTTAACTACGGTGCAACAATTGCAACGTTTGGTTCAACTGCATATTTCGCAACAAACAATTTAGCGTAATCTAAAAAAAATTAAAAAACAAAAGGGGTGAAAGTCCCCTTTAACATAAACAAAAAAAAATAAATTATACACATATGAGTTGTTATATATCTTCAGGAGTTGACTTAGGTTGTTCTGATGGAATTGGTGGTATTAAATCTATTTGGGTGTTAGGTGCAAGTGGTGCAACAGCACCATCGGTGTCAGGTCTTACCGTTGTTACAAGCGGTATTACTGCAATCGCAGGTAGCGGAGTTTGGTACAATTTTGAGTTAAAAAGAAACACATCTTCTTTAGCACAAAATACTACTAAAAACTTCGAAAATGGTACTATATTCTGGGAACAAGTGTTAACTGCTGTATTATTTAAGTACGACCAAGATAAGAGAAACCAATTATTAGTATTAGGTCAAAACGATAAAATACAAATCGTAGCTGTTGACCAAAACGATGTTGCTTACTATTTAGGTCAAGTAAACGGTATGTATTTAAGTGGTGGTTCTGCTGCTACTGGTACTGCGTTTGGTGACAGAAATGGATTTGAATTAATCTTTACTGGTCAAGAAAAAGCACCAGCTAACGTTGTTAATGGTACTTTACCAACAGTATTTGCTGCAGGTGGATTTGGAGTAGCGTAGTAGTAAGTCTGTCGTGGACTGAATTTCTATATTTCTATCATTCTAAGGGAAGGGTCTTCGGACCCTTTTTTTTATTCTATACCAATTCAAAATGGAAAAATGTATATTTATCTATATAAGGGAACTATATGATTTATTTAAATAAAGGAGAGGAAAACTCGTTAGTGTTGAATATCAACAATAATAGTCGTGCTACGTTCACTGGTTATACATTGGAGTTTACACATATTATGAGTAAGGAAGTAAAAACCTATTCAATAGATATTAGTAATCCTGCGGAGTATTTCCAAAATATTCGTTATTGTGAAATTAAACTACCATTGGATATTGATGACCTAAATTATTTGGGTGAATATCAATTAAACATTTATGGTCAAGATGATAATGAATTGGTCTACACTGGTATTACTATATTAAGAGGAACTGAAGCTGGTGCAGGATTTACAGAATATATATCACCAAACGAAACTAACGAGAATTATATTTATATACAAGATTAATTATGAGTGAAATACAAAAATACAAATTAAGTAGAACAAGTTTTGACCGTGCGTCAGTACCTATTTTTTCGGAAGTTCTACAACGTTATCCGTGGGTTTATTACGGAGAAACAAACTTACTACCTCAATACTTCATTGAGTTATATGACAATTGTGCTATACATAAAGCTGTAATTACTAGTAAGGTAAATCAGATTATGGGTGATGGTATTGTGTCATTAAACAACCCGATGGCTTCGGTTAATCTTATCAACCCATCAGAAAATGTTGCTGACGTAATGAGAAAGTGTGCGTTGGACTTTATGTTATTTGGGGGTTTTGCTTTACAGATTATCAAGACAAGAGATGGTAAGGGTATTGCTGAGATTTATCATTTAGATTTTAGTAGAGTGCGTAGTGGTAAGTTAAACGAAGATGATAAGATTGATAAGTACTATTATTCTGCACATTGGAAAGACACAAGAAAATATCCACCGGAAGAATATCCTGCGTTTAATATGGACGAGAAGGGTGACACACAAATCTATTATTACAAGACATACATTCCTTCAATGAGTTACTATCCTGTACCAGACTGGTCAGCAGGACAACGTGCAATTGAGATTGATATTGAGACGAAGAACTTCCATATGAACAATTTACGTTCAGGAATGGTGCCATCACTTTTCATTAATATGAATGGTGGAATACCTGGGGAAGAAGAACAACGTATTTTAACACGTGCGTTAGAAGAACAATACGCAGGTACAGATAATGCAGGTCAAGCAATTATATCCTTCAACGAAAGCAAGGACACTGCACCTGAGATTATTCAAATACCACGTAACGACAATGACAGTTATTATTCTGGATTAGCGGACGACATTACACGTTCAATCTTATCTGCACACCGAGTAAGTAGTGCGGAGTTATTTGGTATTGCAACAGCTGGTAAGTTGGGTGCGTCAAATGAAATAGTTGAACATTCTGAATATTTTAGAAAGATGGTTATTCAACCATTCCAAAACTGTATGTTACCAGTGTTCAATAAGTTGGTGTCAATCAAGTTTGAGAAGCCTACCACATTTGAAATTAAACCATTAAGTCTATTCTTAACTGGTGATATTAAAGAAAATCCAGTTGTGGATGATGTACCTGTAACACCGGTGCAAGTTCCTGACCAACAAGAGATGACTGTAAACGATAATATTAAGAAACTATCTGGTAGAGAATATCAAGGTCTATTAAGAATTGTAAGAGAGTACAATAAAGAAAAAATAACAAAAGCACAAGCAACACAAATGTTAATGGCGGGTTATGGATTAACCGAAGAACAATGTGGTGCGTGGTTAGTAGAAGAAGAAGAATTAAACATTAATTAACGATGGGTGTATTATTAATATCAGAAACAAAATTAAAGAACTTTACCAACATCAATAAGAATGTTGATATGGACGTTTTAAAAGCGGAAGTTCAGATTGCACAAGACATTGACTTACAAACAATATTGGGTACCAAGTTCTATAACCATTTATTATCACAAGTAAGTTCAACAGGTAATACATTTAACGCGGAGGAAACAACGCTAGTAAATGATTATATCCAACCATACCTTATCCAGACCGCGTACTTCAACGCTATACCACAAATTATGTATAGAACGATGAACAACGGTATTGTGTCTGGTACAATGGAGAACGCACAGTCAGTGGACATTGCTACGATGCAGTACTTAAGGAATATACAAAAGTCACGTGCAGATTTTTATATGACCAGATTACAGGATTATCTATTGATTGGTCGTGGACAAAATAAGTTCCCAGATTACAATACTCAATCTACAATTGATGGAATGATTCCTGACCGTTCGCAAAAATATATGAGTGGTATATCCCTAAAAAACACCACACGTAAGGGTTACTCAATGAGAAACATTGGTAAACAATTTACAGTGTATAGTGAATTGGAACACGAAAATCCTCCTTGTAACGACTGCTATTAATTATGAATGACACTATTATATTATTAATCTCAAACGTGCTAACAGGTGTAGCAGGTTTCTTCGCAGGAAAAAGACGCAGCGATGCTGAGACAGACAATCAAGTCCTACGAAATTTAGAACTATCAGTTAACCTGTACAAGCAGATTATTGATGACCTTAAAAGAGAAATACACGACTTAAATATGCAGGTTCAAAAGCTTGAAGATAAGGTAGAAAGTTTAATGGCTGAGAATAAAAAGTTAAAGAATTATAAAAACTTATAGAATGAATATAGATTATTATTTACCACGACCAACTGAAGACGAATTAAATCTAGGACATAAGACTGATTACTTCACAAGAGTATTAGATTTAGATTTAGATAAAAAATATAAATTAACCCAACAAGAATTAACTTTTTGGATAAGTCACAACTATAACGCGGTGTTCTTATTGGATGAAGAGTTAAGTCTAACAGCAGTAAAAAAATTAAAGTAATGAACAGATTTGAAAGAATTGTAAAACTAAAAAAGAATAATTTTGAGATTGACCCTAACCCTTGCTGGGAAGGTTATGAACCTTATGGTACAAAAATGTTAGATGGAGTTGAGGTACCTAACTGCGTACCCACAAAAGAAAATATGATGAAGATTGTTAAGGAAGGTTTCCCAATCCCTCCACCAACTTCTGACGAGGATGAACAAAAGTATGTGAGTAGGTGTATTTCGTCAATTATAGACGAATACGGACAGGAACAAGCTGCGGCGATATGTTACGCTACCTGGCGTGATAAGTAGTCTTAAAACGTCTTAAAATAAGAAACCCCCTCTAAGAATAGAAGGGGTTTTTTCATTAATCGTATATTATAAGAACTAGAACACGTAATAAAGAAGAGGGTGTTGTATAACAAAACAAACTTTAAAATGGCAATAATAAAATTGGAACCACCCTCTTCTAATAACAAATATATGAAAGTAACACCACAATTCAAAATATTTGTTACTTTTTTTAAAATAATATTTCTGTCCTCAATGTAAATCCATTTTGGTCCTCGGATATGATGGTGTGTATAACCATACCCTGTTGCCACATATGTTCTATTAATTGGCTTCGTTGACGCTGGATAATACTATTCCACTCCTGTTCACTTATCGTGTCTCTATTACGGTTTAAATTGAGAAATACAGCAGGTCTATTATCAACAGATAAAGGAGTTGGTTCCATCATATCTTCAATCTCTAACATTGCACGATGGTATTCAATATCTTCATCCGTTGTATTTAATCTAGCTTGAACCAATTCCATAAATCTATCCCTTGTGATATGTGATGGTTCATTCGGAATATTGTTGTCAAAAAATTTAAATCTCATATTAATTATTATTTGGTATAATTTCTAATTGTTCGTCAATTTTACTCATAATATTTTCTAACGCAGCGGTAGTATTTATTCTATCAATTAATTCAAAATCAGGGTTTTCATTGACTATCTTTATTACGCTTTCTAAAAAGGCGTGTAATCTTAATGTCTCTTGTATTGTTAGATTTAACCTTATCATATTATTTAGTTTCTTTTTTAACTGGTGTTGAATGTGATTTAATACCCATAACTTTCTCAAATTGAGTTATATTCTTATTATTAATATCTCCATCAAATATAAAGTCTGTAAGAATTTGTGATAATCTACATACCTCTTTAACTGATGGTTTAATGTTTAATAATTGGAATAGTTCAATAGAACGTTGTAGTTGAGACTGTCTTACAATAATCTCCTGATTGTCTTTAGCTTGTGCCATTTTATAATTTTTAAGTGAGTAATACTTAAATATAACAAGGATGGCTGGTAAAAAAAAATGTTGAGATAGTTATTTATCCACAATTTTTTATTTAAAAATATTTGGTCTTCTGAGGTTTTTATGTTATACTTATATATAGTCAGTTCTCAGATTATATGGCTTAACGATTTTAGAACCCCTTTCCTTGAAGCTGACCTGAGAACCAGCGGATAGGTTTGGGGTTTTGCTTTTAATAAACATTATGGGTAAAGAACAATTTTTGATGGTACCATATACAATACTCAACAATAAAGAATTGAGTGACGGTGATAAGTTTACACTATCGTTGATATATTCATTTTATAATAATGATAAAAATGTATATATATCAAACGCAAGATTAGGTGAACGATTAGGTATTAGTAGAACTGCGGCTAGTGAAAGAATTACTAAATTGGAAGAAATGGGTTATATTAAATGTAACAGAACATTTGTTAATGGTAAACAACGTAGAACAATTATACCTATAAGGATGGTCGCCACACCGACCTTACTAGTCGGTACACCGAACATACTAGTCGGTCAGCCGAACAGTACTAGTCGGTCAACCGACCAATTGCTAGTCGGTGAAGTTGGCAGTATTATATACCCTTCTTTATTAGATAATAAATTAAATAACTTATTAAATACGAATATTACATTAGAAGAACTTGATAGTATTAATATAAATGAATTAACAAATGAACAACGAGGAACATATTTTCAGTTGAAGAATTATTTAACTAAACAATTAAAAGAAAATGAGTAATCAATTTAGATGGAGGGATGATGAAATAACAATGAAAGAATTTTATAAACTATCTCAACAAGATAAGGAGAAATATCTCCTGCTTATATTGGGATTAAAAGAAGAAGAAAGAAGTAGTATGGATGAAATACTCCTCAACAGATTTAATAAAAACAATAAACAACCAATTAAATTTTTAGAATTATGAATTTATTTAACAAGAAACCAGCAGGAAGAAATTATGCTGATGTAATAAAACTATCTCAACAAGACGGTAGTCAACAATTCTCAATGACTGAGAAATGGATAGTAGGATGTTATAAGTACTATCGTACTTTACTTGACACCAATGAAAATCCTCAAGCTGCTGAAAAGTGGTGGACAGGATGTATTAAATCTTATAACGAAAGAATAAAATAAAATAATATGATTTACAAGCAAAACGGTGATTGCAAGTTTGATATTGACCTTGCACAAAATGGTAGAAATGAAATATCAAGAGAAGGGATGCACTCAAAACACTACGAAAGTATTAGTATTGAATTGTTAGAAAAAATACTAAACGCAAAAGTTGAATTGAAGAACAACGACACTTGTATGAAGTATGGTAATCTGTTTATTGAATTTCAAATCCAACCTAAATATACAAACGATTGGGATGACAGCGGTATTAGAACCAGCGAAGCCGACTTTTATATTTTTAATATGGGTAGTAGTGTTCAGATTTTACCATTAGGTTTTTTACATTTCTGCTACGATAAACGTGAACGATTTAAAATACCTATAACCACCAACAATGTACGTGTGTACGGTGGTGTTGATTATTTAGGTAAGGGTATGTTACTCAAGTTTGCAAATATACCCAATTGGATGAAGTTTTATGAAGTAGAAGTGTTAGGAAAAACTTTACCTTTTACTGAAGATTAGTTATATTTAATATAGATTAAGTTACTCAATTTGATTATTCCCACCTGCAGGTTTTAACTCCCATTATCCTCAGGTGGGTTTTTTATTGGTAGACTGATATTTATATTATGAAGATTTGTAGTAAATGTAAGGTAGAAAGAAATGAGAACGAGTACTATTCTTATTGGCACTCAACTCAACAAAAGATGAGAACAAGACTTATCTGCGTTATTTGTACGAGGGAACAATCTAAACAATATAAACTCAACAGAAAGAATAAGTCTGCGGTGATAGAAGAACCAACTCAAACTTGTCCTCAATGTAAAAAGGATATAGTACTATCAGGATATTATGAAAGTGGTAGAGGTATAAAAGGTAGATATTGCAAATCTTGTATAAGAAAAAATCAGAATGATAAAAACTATAAAAAAGTTATGAGTAATGGAGGAAGCGAACGTATACCAGTTCAACCAAATGTTTATACTGATGAATATCAGAAAGCACAAACCTTTTATGTATTGGAAGCGTTAGGGTGGAAATATAACGATAATGGTATTTGGTCAAAAGAGGGAGTAAAAACGGCAGATAATGTCTGGGTGGATATAACTCCTCAACGGAAAAGAAAAAAGCGTCCTACGGGTATTACAATCAAAAAGAAGCACGGTGTACATAAGTACATTGATAAGATAGTTCATCAACGAGAAATAGAAGGGATGACTTATGGAGATATAGCGGATATTTATTGTTGTAGTCATACTACCATAAGAATGATAATTAGTAAGTATTACAATGAAAAAAGAAACGGTTAAGATAGGTTATTTGGATGTACCGGTAGATTATTTCATTTTACCTGCGGATGAAAAGGTAATAATCTGTCACTCAATATTGGAAAGTATGTTATACTTACTAGAAAAGCATCTAGACCCTGAGGTTGACACGTTTGGTATTTTGAATAAGATAATTGACAGTTCAATAATAATGAACGAACACAATGAGAACTACGAAGTAGCTGGTGTTCTTCTAGACATAAAGAAAATGGTGAATGAAGATTGAAATAGAAAGGTATATAACGAAGAACTACTACGAACTATTGGATATATCCAATAAAATAACCAAAAGAAATACATTAGCCGGGGATTTACTAAACGATGTAATCCTACAACTATACGATAGAAAAGAAATAAAACTCAATAATCTTGAAGATAAGTCAATTTTATATTATATTGTTAAATGTCTAACAATAAACTGGTATAGCAAAAGCAGTCCATTTTATAGAAAGGTAAGAAGAGAAAGCAGTTTATATAATGAATTGTTTGAGGTAGCAAACCTAATAGACAACGAAGATATATTTACAGAACACCATATGATGGAAATAATGGAAACAGAATTTACGGAGATGGACTGGTTTCATAAGATAATCTTCAACAAGTATTTGACGCTGGGTAGTTTAAAGAAGGTAAGTGTGGACACAAGAATACCTCTAACGTCAATCGCAAGGTATGTAAAGGAAACAAAAACAACAATAAGACAAAATACATTTAAAAAACTAAATAACTAATGTGTAACTGCAAGAAGAATAATCAATCAATACCAGTTGTAACAATACCTGTTGTAACGATGGTACCAGAACCAACACCACCAGCGGTGGAAATTAAAACGGAGGAAGAATAATATGAAAACTAAAGAAAGATTAGATTTTGAAATAGCAGATAAAGAGGTAAAGGAATTGAGTAGATTAGAAAAACTAAAACTTAACTCAATTGAAAACCCTGGTAAGAAGAAGAAAGGATGTACCAGCTGTAAGAAGAAGAAAGAGGTACTAACAAAATTGGAACCTGTGGTGGAGGATGAAGATATGTTTATCCCAACACAAGAAGACATAAAATTAGCGTACGCAGAACTAACATCAATACTCGGTGTAAAGGAAGATAAGAAGGACTTTATACAAAAGGTCTACACATTCTTATTTAATGAACCATTTGACTGGGGATGTAAAAGCTGCGTTAATAAACAGGCTAGACGCTTCAGGATATATTTAACAGGTAAGTAATGTTGTGGTTAATAAGGAAATATATTAATTGGAGAATTAAAAGAAAATTATTATGAGTAAAGAAAAAGAAGGACGTAAAACAAATGTTGCACAATACGAAGAACGTATGGTGGAAGTATTTGAAATGATATTATATGCTAAATTATCATATACTGAATTTCGTTCACAAGCAGCAGAAAAGTTTGGTATAACAACAAGACAAGCAGAAACTTTATATAAAGAAGCAAGAGAACGTTTAAAGGAAAGATTTGACCAACAACGAGAAGAAATACTATCAGAACAATTAGGTAGGTTATACGATTTGTTAACAAGATGTCGTGAGGCTGGTAATCGTAGAGTTGAAGCTGAGGTATTAAGAGATTTAAATAAGATATATGGATTGGACCAACCTGTTAAAGTAGATTTAACTAGCGGAAATTTACCAATTTCTATCAATATTAATTTGAGTAACGACTAATTTTTTTGTATATTAGAGTAAAAAACTTCGTAAAATGGGAAAAAGACTAGACATAAAACAAGGTGATAGATTTGGTTTATTAACAGTATTAAATGAAGAACCAGTACATAAACAACTATCTGGTCAAAAAGAAAGAGTTTTTAAATTAAAATGTGATTGTCATAAAATAATCATAACTCAATTAAAAAATATAAAATATGGAAGTACAAAATCTTGTGGATGTATTAGAAATAATGTATTAACACAAATGTCTACAAAACATAATATGTATAAAACTAGAACTTACAAAAGTTGGCATATGATGAAACAACGATGTTTAAATCCTAATTCAAAAGATTATTTTAATTATGGCGGTCGTGGAATAACAATATGTGATAGATGGATTAATAGTTTTATTAATTTTTATGAAGATATGGGTGAACGACCATTAGGGACAACAATAGACAGAATAGATGTAAACGGTAATTATGAACCATCTAACTGCAAATGGTCCACACCAAAAGAACAAATTAATAATAGAAGAAAATGAAATACACAACAAATAAAGAACAAACCTGGATGCGAGATGCAACCAGCACTGAAGGTTTACTGGACCTGATAAAAGAATTAGGAGACAACTCTGAGAAGACGATGATAGAGATAGGTTCATTCGTAGGAGAAAGTACGGTACTATTTGCTAGGTCATTTAAGAAAGTAATAGCGATAGACCCATTTCTTGCAGACTATGACCCTGCTGACCCAACGTCATATATGTTTGAGTTTAAAAATGTATACGAAACGTATTTAGAACGCACTGGTGACCATCAAAACATTGAGACGATAGTTTCTACCTCCGATGACGCAGTGGAGAAATTAGGTGGCTTAAAATACGATTTTATCTATATCGATGGACTACATACATATAACGGTGTTAAAACAGATATTATCAACTACTTACCATTAGTAAAAGAAGGTGGAGTAATTGGTGGTCACGATTACACAAATCAAATACCACATTTGGTTGGAGTATATGAAGCGGTTAATCAAATGTTCGGTGCACCTGATAAAGTGTTTAAAGATAATAGTTGGATAAAATATATATAATGGATAAGATAGAGTTTGTAATACCAACACATAAAAGAGTAGATTTACTAATAACAGTAATCAGTTCAATCGTTGCACAAACAAATCCTAACTGGAAAATACACGTGGTAGCAGATTGTCCACCCGAAGATATTAAGGAAAGGTATTTAGATATTATAGCTTTTTTTGACGAACATAAGGATAAGATTAAGTTCTCGGTAACAGATATAAGATATAATGACTGGGGTCATACTCCACGTAATATAGGTCTTAAAGCAGCAACGGAAGAATGGGTTATTATGACCGGAGAGGACAACTACTACGTACCAACATTCGTAGAGAACTTTCTATCTGCGGTAAAGGATAATGATGACGTTCATTTCGCTTATTGCAATATGGTACATAACTGGGTGAATGATGATTATGTTCCTATTAAATGTGCAACAGAATATGGTAGGATTGATATTGGTAACTTTATGGTTAGGACAGATAAGGGTAAACAATTAGAACTTAAAACAGAACTGGAACAAGCGGACTATTGGTTCGTTGAAGAATATCTCGCAAGGTTCCCTGAAGGTAAAATAAAATATATAGATAAAATACTTTACGTACACAATTAAAATTATGTCAACATCACCAAATAGAAGATTTAAAAGAAGCCAGGAAAGATTACAGAAAAAGATTAACGACCAATTCTTTAAAAGGATTGAAGGTAAGACACCTGAGGAGATTGCAGTAATAATGGAACAAATAAGGGTTAAATATAACATACCTAAACCTGAAGAAGTAAAAGAATAATATGAAAGTAGCGTTAGTATGCGTAGCAAAATGGGAAGACTACTACCTAGAAGAATGGTTAGAGTATAACCACAAATTAGGGTTTGATAAAATTATAATGTACCAGAACGACTGGAGAACAGATATAGAGAAACCATACCTACAAAAAGAAATATGTGATGGTAGGTCTATACAAGTACCATTATATAATAACGTATTAGCACAAAATACAGAATATGACTGGATTGCTTTTTTTGACTGCGATGAGTTTCTGGTATTAAAGAAACACGATAATATAAAAGACTTTATCAATGACTATAAGGATAAGACAAATGTAATAGGACTGAACTGGTTTATGTTTGGTAATATGGACCTGAAGAATAGATATTGCAATTCATTACTTAAAATGTTTCCAAAAAGAAACAGCAATACAAATGAACACATCAAGGTTATAGTAAACGCAAGGTCAGGAGAAAGGATGATGTTACCACACAATACACACGGTCCGGCAATGGACACAAATGGTAAAAGATTTAATGGACCATTCAACCATAACGGACCATCAGATATTGCGGTGTTAAATCACTACCACAATAAGACAAGAGAAGACTGGATGTTAAGATGTGAAAGAGGTAGAGTGGATTGTGAAATACAACACGACCGAGATAGATGGGATAATGAAGTAGGTCATAACGAAGATATAGAAGACCTATCTGCGTACAACTTTTTATATGGAGATTAATCTATTACCTAAACAATCAATTGCGTGGAGATATTTGACTGATGATGTAACCAACGAGATATGTTTTGGTGGTAGTGCAGGTGGTTCTAAAAGTACACTAGGCTGTATTTGGATTGTAACGTTGTGTTTAAAATACCCTGGTATTAGAACACTGATAGGTAGAACAGTATTAGCTACACTTAAACAAACAACATTTAAAACCTTATTAGAAGTATTAGGACCTAAGTTTATGGGTCTTACATCAGAAACACACTACACATATAACGCACAATCAAATGTACTTACGTTTTATAACGGTAGCGAGATTATATTAAAAGATTTAGAAGACAAACCTTCGGATATTAACAAGGATAGTTTGGGTGGGTTGGAATTAACGGCAGTTTATGTGGATGAAGCTGTACAGATAAGTGAGACAACGTTTTCAATATTAAAGTCACGTATTCGTTACAAATTAAATGAGTATAAATTAATACCTAAAATATTACTTACATCAAACCCTGGACAGAACTGGTTATTTAAAAGATTTTATTTACCGTATGAAGAAGGAACATTAGATAGTAATAAAGTTTTTATACCATCATTACCGATGGATAATCCACACTTACCAGCATCTTATATTGAGATGTTAAAAGAATTACCGCAACAACAACGAGAAAGATTATTAATGGGTAACTGGCGATATACCGATGACATTAATGCGTTGTTTGATTTAGATAGTATAACCAACTCGGTGTTCAAGCACACACCAAATCCAAATGATAAGAGATATATTTCAGTGGACGTAAGTAGGTTCGGTGATGACAGGTCCGTAGCGGTGGTTTGGAACGGTCTAGTTATCGTGGAAATACTTGTGTATAGAAAACTATCCACCGTAGAATTAAGTGCCGAAATTAAGGACCTAATAGCTAAATGGAAGGTACACCCACAACAAGTTGTCCTCGATAGTGACGGTGTTGGTGGTGGTGTTGCGGACCAGGTTAGAGGTGTTAACTTCGTAAACAATAGTAAAGCACTACACGACCAGAACTTTAGCAATTTAAAGTCACAATGTTATACTAAATTGGCTGAACTATTTAAAGAAGGAAAAATAAGTATTAATATACTGGATAGTAGTTTGGTTGATGAACTAACACAAGAACTATTAGCAGTTAAATTGAAAGACGTAGATAAAGATAATAAGGTTGCAGTGCAATCAAAAGATGATATGAAAAGGATATTAGGTAAGTCACCCGATTTATCTGATGCGGTTATGATGGGAATGTATTTCCATATAAAGAACCAAAAAGCCACTGGAAGATATGCGATAGGTGTTGTCGGTGGTAGTACATATACATCAATAAACAATATAAGATAATATGAAAAAAGTAACGTTTGAATTAGAAGGAGTTGAATATAAACTACCATACTACCTAACAATAGGTGATTATGTAAAGATATTCAAGGTAAAGGATTTATTTGAGGATGAGTATTTCTCGGTTAAGTTAATTAATATAATTACTGGTGCACCGATGGAGTTGCTAATGAAAGCAAACAGGGATGTGATTAATACTCTATCAATGGAGATATTAAAGATAATCCCAACACAAGAACCAGCGTTTGCAGATAAGTTTACATTTCAAGGTATTGAGTATGGATTTATTCCATCGTGGAAGAATATGTCGTTTGGTGAGTTTGCTGACCTTGACACTCTTATGACAAAAAAACCTGAGGAGTTTCTAAACTACCTACATATAATCACTGCAATATTATACAGACCCATAACTAAACATAAGGGTAAACATAAGTTTGAGATAGAGGAGTACAATGTCCATACGATGGAGGAACGTGCAGAACTGTTTAGAGACAAATTGAATGTGGAGTACGCTTTGGGGTCTCAGTTTTTTTTTATTCATTTCGCAAGGACCTATTCGCAAAATACCCCAATATCTTTGAAGATGTGGATGAGAATAAGCTGGCTGCAGATAAAGTTCGTATGGAAATGGAGAAAGAGAATATGGACAAATCTATGGAAGAGAAATTCGGATGGTACCTTGTTCTTAACAGAATTGCAAATGATGATATTACAAGACACAATAGCATCACTAAGAAAGGAATTATCGAAGCCTTAAATATGTTGTCCTATCTTATAGAGAAAGACAAGGAAGAGGTTAAGAGGTATAAAAAAGCCAATAATATAATTTAATTTCAGGAGACGAAATACCAAAACATATATTTAATAGTAGATGAACCCAATTAACTATAAACAATTATTAACGTATTTCAGTAGTATTGCGTACCACCACGAACAGATTAAATCATTTGGCTGGGGTGACTATACACAAATTACAAACGATATACTAACTAAAAAGGAACCATTATACCCACGTATGTATGTTGTTCCTGAACAGGTGCAGTTCAATCAGAACCACATCCACTATAATTTTGGGATTGTCTTTATGGATAGAGTTGAAGATGACCTATCCAATTTAGATGACGTTATGTCTGACACATTAGAATTAGCGTCGGATGTATTTACAATATTCTATCAATCATATACGTATGAGAGTGGAGATTTTAGTAAAATAGCAGTAGGAGATTGGTCACCGCAGGTAGTACCATTTACAGAACGATTTAGCACCGTTCTCGGTGGATGGACCTTACACCTTAAACTAACAGTTCCATTTGATTATAACAGTTGTGATTTACCAATAGTAGATGATTATGGATTTGGTCAAGACCAATCGTTTAGTTCTTATTATCAAATATTAAAGGATTGGAAGAACTTTGCAGCAGCACACGAACAAGTGAATAGTTATGGCTTCGGTGATGTAACACAATTGATAGATGACATTGAAACAAAAGTGGAACCATTATATCCACGTTTATATTTTATACCTGAGGTAACAACACTCAACCAAAACCAAATGGACATTAATTTTGATGTTAGATGTATGGATAGGATTGAGGATGACTTATCAAATCAACAGGATGTATTATCAGACACATTAGAAATTATGAAAGACTTTTACGCAAAAGCGTATTTGTCTGATTATGAAGTAGTGTGGAACGCAACACTTAACCCTGTATTACAAGCAACGGAAACAGGATTGGGTGGATGGAGTTTAATAGTAACCATTCAACAAAAGTTTGACTACAATAGATGTGTACTGCCAACAACAAGTTTCAGTCCAGGTTTAACGTGGTCACAAGTAGATAGATTATGGAAGAATATAAAAGAACAATGGGAAAATGTATAAAACAAAATTAATATAATAGATATGGGTGCACTAAATAATTTATATGTAAGTAGTAGTTTTCAGGGTCTCTTGAAGATGACCAACAGTGCTACGGGTCTTACAAGTACATTACAAACAATAGAAGCTGGTGATGGTTCAGATAGTCCATTACAAATGTCACTTACACAAGTGAATATATCAGGGTCATTTACTGTAAATAATTTACCGTTTACCGGTTCTACATCAGGTAGTTCAGGAACCTCAGGTTCAAGTGGAACATCAGGTACATCCGGAAGCAACGGTAGTTCAGGTACATCAGGAAGCAACGGTTCGTCAGGAACAAGCGGTGCAAATGGTAGTAGCGGAACAAGTGGAACTGCTGGGTCTTCGGGTACGTCAGGTACATCAGGATTTAACGGTTCATCAGGTTCTAGTGGAACATCGGGTTCTTCAGGGTCTAATGGTTCGTCAGGTACTTCGGGTTTAAACGGAAGTAGTGGCACATCAGGTTCATCAGGAACAGCTGGAACAAGTGGTAGCAGTGGAAGTTCAGGTACAAGTGGTACGAGTGGATTTAACGGTAGTTCTGGTACATCAGGAACGTCAGGAGTTAGTGGAAGTTCAGGTACAAGTGGAACATCAGGTACGAGTGGTTCAAGTGGTACATCAGGTTCAAGTGGCACGTCAGGTTCAAGCGGTACTGCTGGAACATCAGGAACGAGTGGTGTTAATGGATTAGGATTAATAGCTAAAAACTATAACCTATACATAAATGATTTTACTGAAGTTATAGTAACAGGTTTTTGTAATTATTCTTATTATGATTTAGTATTTGACGTACCATTTTCTTCAACAGGTTATTCAATTGACACACAAATTACATTTAATTATACAGGAACTACATTTTGTACTAATACAGGAACAACTGGCAATTTAACAGGAAGTACAAGTTGGGAAAGTTGGGATGGAAGACCACAAATTCAAAATAAAACCGCAAATGGTTTTAGAATTATTTTAGATAATGTTAGTCCAATAGCAAATCCATTATTAGAAATGTATGTACAATGTATTGCGTTTGGTGAAGCAGGTACCGCAGGTTCATCAGGAACATCAGGTTCTAGTGGCACGTCGGGTACATCAGGTTCTAGTGGAACAAGTGGTTCATCAGGAACTAGCGGTCTAGTAGATTATACAGGTCTTATAACAACAGGTTCAATAACAAGCACACAAAATATAACAGGTAGTTTAGTATTAGATGAGACAGTTATATCTGGTTCATTAGTTGGTAATGTTATTAATGACGGCTTTATAAAACTATCAAGCGAAGTAATGGTGTCAAGTTCATTCAAATTGAATGTAACAAGTTCATTGCCAATATCATCATCTAACTTGTTATTTATGCCAGTTTTTGCAAGTACAATACAATCATCACAAGCAACAGGTTCAATACAAATTACAGGTTCTAATAACATTTTACTAAATCCAACAAGAAATAGCACACCAGCACAAACAGGAACAATATATGGTTATATAAATGGTAATAATAATATTGTTACAACAATACCAGGTTTGGTAACAGGTTCTCTTATGTCACCTATAATAAATAATAACCAACTTAATGGTGCGTTAAATTTAGAATTTACAACAAACTCAGTAGGTACACCGAATATATCAAATAACCTTATTTATACAACCACCGCAATACAACATAGAAGCGGTAGTATAAGTATGGTTGGCAATTTATTTAATAATACATTTAGTTCAATAGCTAATACAACAACATTAGGGGTAAGTCCAATTAATCAAAGTAACTTAATTAATGGTGCAACAACATTAAATCACAATAGTTCATCTATTAACTTCTCAAATAATATTGGTGGTGGTATAACAGTTACAAATAACTATTCATCATCAGTTGCAAATGCTGTTAATAATATTAACGTAAATAGTAATGTTATTGGTGGTTTTGGACATACTATTGTAGTAACAGGTTCTAATAGTGCAGTAAGAAGAACATTTAATAATAACACAATTATAGGTAATAATAATATTGTTAACTCAAATTATATACCTGGTACAAGTTCATTTACAGCCGGACATTTAGTTTCAACAGGATTAATAGGACAAGGATTAATTGTTTCAGCGTCACACCTTAGTAGTATTGTTGGCGGTACAGTTATAGTTGGTAGATTTAACGCAACTGGTTCTTTACAAGAAAGTTCACAAGAGACAATATTTGTTGTTGGTTCAGGTGTTGCTGATAATGGTAGAAGAAACGCTTTACGTATTGATAGTAATAATAACTCAAACTTTACAGGTTCAGTTAATATATCAGGTTCATTACAAATAAATGGTTTAACTCCACAAACTGATAGAAACGGATTAATAACAACAGGTTCATTTGCAGGTGCAGCACAATCAATATCAGGTTCGTTAACGGTAACAAATAACAATTCAAATAATACTGTATTATTTGTAACAGGTGGCATATTAACATCAGGTTCAATTAACAATATGAACTTCTGGAGAGGACCAACTGATGTAGGACAAAACTTAGGTATTGGTTTTAATACATTAACAAAACAAACAAGTGCGGGAACAAATGTAATTGCAATTGGTTCATCAGCACTTGCTAATAATTTATCAGGTAGTAACCTTGTAGCTATTGGTACAAACGCTTTACAAAATAACGTTGCTAGTGGTAACGTGGGAATAGGTCCAACTACATTAACTAATAATACAGTAGGTTTTAATAATTTAGCAATCGGTAATGGTGCACTACAATTAAATGTTGATGGTAATCAAAATACAGCGATAGGAAGTGTTGCACTACAATTAAATATTTCGGGGTCTAATAATACTGCAATCGGTAACGCAACATTAGTTAATAATAGCAATTCCGATAATATGGCTATTGGTGTTAGAAGTTTAAATCAAAATACAACTGGTACAGGAAATATTGGTATTGGTAACTTATCATTAGAAAATAATGTTACGGGTTTTGGTAATCTTGCAATTGGACCGTCTGCTGGTAGATATGAATTAGGAAATGAAAATTTCTATTTAGATGCAAAAGATAGAGGTAATGTTGATGCGTCAAGAAGTGGTTCGTTATTTTGGGGTAAGTTTAATGGTACACCATCATTACAAACATTACAGATTAACGCAGCAACTGATATTAGAAACAATTTAGTGGTAAGTGGTTCATTGAGAGTGGGTGGTAATCTACAATTTAATGTTGGTTCATTCTACTCAACACAAACACAATCAGGTAGTGCGAATGTTTCTCAATCAATTAACTATAATGTAACAGATATATCACAAGGTGTTTCAGTAGTTTCAGGTACTCAAATAACATTAGCAAATAAAGGTGTTTATAATATACAATTTTCAGCACAGGTATTAGCTGACACTGGTGCGGATGACGTATGGTTCTGGTTAAAGAAGAACGGTACAAATATTCCTGACACTGCTGGTAGAGTAACACTTTCAAATAATGATGAGTTAATGGCAGCGTGGAACTATGTTGTTACTGCAAACGCAGGTGATTATATAGAATTGGTATGGCAGTCAGCAAATGGTGATGCGGTATTACTTTACAATGCACCGACAGGAAATATACCAGCAGTAACATCAATAATAACAACAGTAACACAAGTAAGATAATATGGAAGAAATAACACAACATACACCAACACCGACATTTATACCACCAACACCAACTCCGTCACCTACACCAAATAACGAAGATATTTATAACATACCAACCGAATAATGGATTTAGATGCACTTGCACCGATTATAGCAGACATTGTAAAAGAGAGTTTAAGCAAAAAAGTTTATTACTACGGTAGGTTTCAACGTGGACCTGGTAATCGTGTTGCTTCGGGTACTTTAATGAAAAGTATTGGTGCGGTCGTAGAAGATAATAGACAAGGAATACAAATTATTAGAATTACTGCATTAGATGGAAAGAGGTTGGAAGACACATACGCTTATTGGTTAATTAACGATAGAAAGCCTGGTGCAAGTAAAAAAGATGGAAAATTTAGAAAATCTATTGAAGAGTGGATTGAGAAAAAAAATAGTTTTATAATTAAAGATTTTAAAACAGGTCAAACTCTACCAAAAACAGAAAAGAATATAAAACAAGTGGCTTATGTTGTTGCACGTTCAATTGCTAAATTTGGTTTTCAAAACGTACCTAAAAACTTTATTGAGGTGTCAATAGACACAATAATGAAAGACCCAAGAATAACTCAAATCATTGAGGATGCAACCTACGATGATTTGTTAGCTAAAATAGAAGGAATATAATATGCCGACATTTCAATATCCGAGTTTATACGCAAATGGACTAAACTCAAATACACAATTAAGAAGAAGTACTGATATGGTTTATCAGCGTGGTGGTACATATGAAATTGTATTAACAGGAGACACTTTACAATCATCAATGGAACTTGACGTGGATTTATACGCTGATAATATTAAAGTTGGTCGTATGTCTATTGTTCCCTATTCTATTACAAATAATAGTTATTTAAATAATAACTTTACCTATCGCTTCAATTTAAGACCATACGATTATATGTCAAACTTTGTTGAAGCAGAACACTTCCAATATTATTGGAAATTAGACTGGTCTCAAACAAACAATACAATCAACATCAATAACCAATATCCAAATATAGTTACAGCTAACTTTAAGTACGGTTATAGATATGTAAACGCAAGTGGTGTTACTGTAACAGAATATACTGGTGGTACACCAACAAACAACTTTAACCACTACACAAACATTCCTAACTGCATAACTGCAACAGGATTTACTGCTAGTGGTTTTACAAATACAGGTGAGTATTTTGATTACGTAGGTGGACAATTCCAAATGGGTAGTGACAAATACATCCTACCTAACTTCGACCAGGAGATTGGAACAGTAATGGGTACAGGATTAACAATTAATACACTGGATATATATAGACGATTAAGTCCAATGTCTCAATATTTGTTAGACTATCCTACACTACCTGAACAGTCAGAAACATCAAGATTTTTAACTGATGCACCACGCATCCAGTATATACAACCTGACGAAAATTATGTATTATATTACTTAAACGGACAATCCGGTGATAGACAAGTGATAGAAGCAGACTACGCAGTTTTTACTTTATATGATGAGAACAATGTACAATTAGGAACGAATGGATATTGGTACCAGGAATTGAATTTGAGTGGTACAACATACGCATCACCAACAGGATATACAGACACATTACAACCGTTTGCTTTACCTTGTGGACCAGTGGATATTCAAAATCTATTCTTATCAGGACAGACATTTGATAATGTTGCGTATTATACCGTACAGTTATTTTATTCATACCCAACAAATAATATTAATAGACAATCAATAGGTCCAATAGGTCCTGTAAGTGAGATGTTCTATTTCTACTTATATAACAATTGTCAACCTGAAAATACTAGATTAAGTTTCTTGAATAGCAGGGGTGGATATGATTACTATACATTCAAGTCATATAGACAAGACACAAAAAAGATTAAGACACAATCATACGACAGCAGATATTTCTCAACTGATTTAGCTGGACCTGACTTTAATGTTGGTCGTTCAGTTAAGACATTTGGAACTGATGTGGATAGAGAGATAGTATTAGAGAGTGAGTTTTTATCAGTACCTACTGCACAATGGTTAGAACAAATGTTTTATTCACCACAAGTATATGAAGTAAAAGAAAACTTTATATCACCAATGGATAGACAAGATAAGATATATTGGGATTTAAGACCAGTGCAAGTATTATCAACTGAGGTAGAAACAATTACGAAGAAACATCGTAAGTTAAATAAATATAGAATAACATTGAAGTACGCTGACACGTTCTTCACTAATCAAGGATTTTAATATATGTCTCAACAACAAACAGTATTAAGAGTACAAACTAATATAGTTGATTTTACAATAACGAGTGGTGTTACTCCACCATTTGTTGAAATACCTCAATATAAATATTTAAATTTAGATTTATATTCTGATATTCCAATTAAGATAAATAAGTCTATTGCTGAAATAGAGGATATATCTAAACGTAATTCTGACTTATCAATTGGTTTATCTTTACCAGGTTCTAAAAAGAACAATAGATTTTTTGAGACCTTTTATAACGTTGACACACAAACATTATATTTTGACCCTACCAAAAGGGTTAACTGCGATGTGTTGTTAAATGACCAATCCTACTTCAAGGGTTATATGAGATTAAATAAAATTAGTGTAATAAATAGTAAGGTGGAGTATGATGTAACATTGTATTCTACTGTTGGCAATTTATTCGGTCAAATAGGTAATAACCTATTACAAGATTTAGATTTTGATGATGCAGAATATACGTTCAATCATCAATTTACAACAAGTGGTGTTACAAATCTATTTGGTCAATCTAATTTTTATAAAGACAGCGAATACCCGTACACATATTTTTATCCAATAGTTCATAACGGTTATGAATATAGTGGTAACACAATTAATTTTAGTGGTATTACATCAGGACAAACAAGATTATATACATCAACATCACCGATAGGTAGTTTTCCAACATATACAGCTGCAACCACTGCTGGTGTAGAAGAATACAGAATTAATTCACCACTATACGCTTTAAGGGACAACCAATTAAAACCTGGTTTAAATGTGTGGAGTTTAATTAATTTAATCTTTAAGACTTATGGTTATAGTATTAAGTCTGACTTTATGAACACACCCTGGATTAAGTCATTATATCTATATGGATATTTTTCATATGAGGGAACGAAGTTTGGGTGGAAATTAAATAATATTCAACAGTTACCATTAGATGGTGTTGAATTGAGAACTGGATATTTAGGTCCAACTACATATCAAATAGTTGTGTGTAAATTGGGTACTGGTATACCTTGTTATTGTACCGAAGATATTAATTTTACTATTACTTGTTCAAATACATTCACTACACAAAATGAAGTTATACGTGCTGGAACAAGCGGTTATACAGCAAACAATTGTACTGTTGACACATTAACAAGTCCCGATGTACCGGCAGATAGATTTAAATCTGTAAGTTATTTTCCAAAAAATGTTGGTGATAGTGCACAATATCAAAACGGAGATTATGTTTCGTTTGATTTAGTTGTAGACCAAAATATTAAACAGATTGATTTATTAAGTTCAATAGCGAAGAAATTCAATTTAGTATTTATACCTGACCCTGAAAACACAAATCAAATTATTGTAGAACCGTACGATTATTATATCGGTACAGGACAGATATTTGACTGGACACCTAAATTGAGTTGGGATAAAGGATTTACAGTAGAACCTGCACAAAACTTTATTGAGAGTAGTTTATTGCTTACAGATTTAGAAGACGGTGATGAGGGTAATAGAGAGTTTAAGAATAGGGTAAATCGTATATACGGTAGAAATTTAATTTATAACCCAACTGATTTTAAATCACAAGAAAAGAAAGTAGACACAATATTTTCACCTCAATTAATTAGAAAATGGGATGACAATATAGGTCTACCATTAGGTATAAACTACGCAGCAACGAGTGATATAGATAAGGTGGACAATCAGGTTAGATGGTCTTATAAGGGGGTAAAAACGAAGCCTAAATTGTTTTATTGGGTAGGTACAGCAAATCCTTTTATTGACGACGTAAATGAGGTTTATTCAATAACAGGTTCAAACTACAATACCTTTACAGTTAAAGTACAACCATCCAATTTTACAGGTGTAACTACAACTGGTGAAGAAAGAATACCGGTGGTTTCACATACGATGCCATTAGGTTTAAGTGATAGTAATAAAATTAATAATGATAGTTTAAGTATATTATTCAATTCAGAACTACCAGTAGACATTGGTGTACAGACCTATAATACTTATACAGAAAACGATGTTTACAATACGTTTTATAAAACAAGAATAAATAATATATATGACCCTAACACAAGAATGGTTAGCGGTTATTTTGATTTAAAATATTCTGATATACAGAACTTCCAATGGAATGATGTAATTAAAATTAGAGAACAATATTTTACAATAAACAAGATTAGTGAGTTTAACTTAACCAATAGAGAATTGACGAAGGTAGAGTTAATACAGTTAAACTTAAATCCGCAGACCTATCCAACAAGATATTTTAAATACACTTATTGCGACCAACCTGGTTATTGTTTTAAGTTAAAGACAGACTTTACCAATCCTAATCTATTGGACACAAACTTTATTTGGTCTACATATTATGACCAGCAAGTAGGTTCATTGACAGGGACAACAACAGGATTTACATCTACGTTTAGAATATTCAACATAAGTACTTTCCAAATACAGTATATCCCATATACAATGCAGGAGATTACTGAAGCAGAATATAATAGCGGTGGTTGTTACGATAGTAGTTGTGACACGATGTTAAATTATATATATGCTAATGAATTAGGTTTAAATTATAGTTTAGCTTCGTTTTGGATAAACATCGCAGGAACTTTTACAGGAACTAACTTATGGTCAAATTGTGCAGGGTTCAACGCAACAAATAGTGCGTACGTAATAAGAACAGGGTCATCAATAACATACGGTGTTAATCCTTGTCTTGCAACTGCTACACCAACTCCTACAAGTACTCCAACGCCAACGCCTACACCTACTTTAACTATTACACCAACTCCATCAATACCTTGTGTATGTGTGGAATTGAATGTAACAGGTACAACATCAGGTCCGGAAGGAGTAACCGCAAGTATTCTTTATAACGATTGTTATGGTGTAGCAACTGGTGAAGTGTTTACGACGAATGGTATTAGATATAGATGTATGGATTATACAGGTGGTGTAATACAAGAACAGGGTTATAATGGAATGACAATAAGTATTGCAGCAGGATTTAGTTGTAGTGCAGGAACGTGTCCAACAAATATTGTTATAACGCCAACGCCTACTTCAACCGCAACTCCTACTCCAACTGCAACATCTGTAGTACCAACACCAACAAGCACATTGCCGCCACCGCCAACTCCTACTTCAACATTGCCGCCACCGCCAACGCCTACACCAACTATTGCTGTTACAAGTTTCGGTGGATGTGGTTATGGTAGTACATCATCAGGTGCTTGTAACGATGCAGGATTAAATAACAGAACGTTATATTCAAATTGTGATGGTCTTACGTTCGGTACTGGATGTTATGTTTATGTAGACACATTCCCTAATCCATTAACAGGATATGATTTTGTATATATAAACTTATCAGTGTGGAATATAAACAGCAGCACAGGACAAATAACAGGATTAGCAACAGAACAATGTTAAAAATTAATTAAAATAGAATATGGGACCGAGAATATATCCATCACAACAAGACACTAATACAACTGCGAAAGGTTCATTACTATTATCGGAAGATGAAAATATTGCGGTGATTGATGTTTATGTAAATAATGTTTTAGCTGCAAAAGAATACTCAACAGTAGAAGGACTATACGTAGTAGGTTTAAATATTGGTGATGTTGTAAGATTGGAAGCAAGTAGTAATTTTAATATAATAGCTAAAAGATATAACTATACTACTGATTATGAAAATGGTGACAACGGTATTAAAGTAACTGAATTGGGAACAACTGTTGGTATATCAGCTTATACATTTACCGTAACAACATTAGCTAATAGTTACAATTTTGAATATTATTTAGACACGTCACCGTTCTTTATCAATTTGGTATATTCATATTCAGGTATTACAGACCCCGATGGTTTATATACCGTAGCAACGATAAATCAAACAGTAACATTAGATGGTAGACAATTTGATATACCATCTTATAACTATTCATCAGACACTGGATTTACATACAATATAGGTCAAATATTTATTACAGGTGGAACATCACAAATATTTAGAACAAGGACTACATTAAGTTATGTCGGTGGTGGTAATTGTGTTCGTTGGCAGTCAGGATTTTTAGGTGTATATAAAGATGATATTGAACAAGGTGGAAGTACAGGAACATTTCCAGTTAGTACACCAGCTTGTAATTCAAGTAAAGTATTTGAATTAGATAGTCCAACTCCTATTACATTAGTACAAAACGGAACATACGAAGTAAGAAGAAGAGATAGGTCAGTAAATATTGCACCTACTCCAACTCCGACTGCGTCAAGTACGCCAACTCCTACCCCAAGTCCAACAACGTCACCAACCCCAACTGCGTCAAGCACACCAACGCAAACCCCAACTCCAACTCCTACGCCAGGACCGTTTACATTAACATTTTATTTAAATGTAGATAGATTTAGTGCGACACCTGTTTGTAATAAATCGTGGAATTTAGAATATTCAATAGATAGTGGTGCAACGTTTACTAATGTTTTATCTGTAACAAGTAACCAACAAGTTATTAGTCATACAGGTAGTACAATAACATTAACGGAAGGTACATACAGTGGATTAAGAGTTAGAAGAAGATGTTGTAAGTTTGCTGCGTGTGGAACCTATAATCCAACGTTTGACCAAACCAACGCACAGATTAGAATTGGATTTGCTGGACCTTTAGTTACCAGCGTATTAGATGGTAATAATTTTACATTACAAGTGTGTCCATCAGAAAGTACGAGAACTTTAATTTTCCCGACAACCACATTTACAAGTGCCAATTATGACTATTGGTTACAATTTAATGATTGGACATAATTTGAGACCACAATAACTAAAAAAGTATATTTAATAATATGAGTAAGTACATACCACAATATAACGAAACCAACTTTATATATCCCAATTTTGAAATATCGGAATATGATGTTGATATAGTTCATAATATAAATAATAATAGTGTAACAGGTACGGTAACAAACTTTATTGTTTCTGGTACAGCAACCAGTAGTAGTATAACATTTACCCATAACTGGACCTGGTCTAAAAATGGTGCGGAACCATTCATTTCAAACAGTGGTCAAATACATTTACTATCAGTACATATGTTAGCAGCTACACAAACGTATTTTAAGCCGTGGAGATGCGTGGATATTGTAACGAGTGGTACAACGACAGGGACAACATATTCGGGGTCAAATACGGTCATTGTAACCCCAGCAATGATGGGTCTTGCATCGTTCTCATCAGGGACATATTATTTTGAAATAAGAATGATAGGACTTAAATCAATATATCCTATATGTCAGACCCTATCAATAACGGTTACTTAAAAATATATACATATATAAATTATGGCTAAAGAAATACCTATATTAATTAAAGTTGACGGAAAAGAACTAGAAGCAGCAAAACTGTCGGTTAATGATTTTAGTAAAATCTATTCGGACGCACAAAAGAAATTAAGTACACTTCAAATCGGAACGGATGAGTGGAAGAAGTTGAATAGTGAATTGAAGAACGCTGATAAGACATTTAATCAAACGAAAGAGATATTAGGTGAAGCTGAAGGTAAGTTCAAGTCATTAAAGGTACAAATACGTCAAGCAACAATAGCGTTCCAGGAAGCGGAAGAGAAAGGTGATTTAAAGGGGATGAAAACAGCTAAGAAAAACTTAGATGACTTAAATGACCAGTTTGAGTTGACTACGCTTAAAGCGATGAAGTTTGAGGATGCGTTAGCTACGATGCCAGGTGTTGCAGGATTTGTGGGACAATCAATTCAGGGTGTAGATAAAGCGTTTAAAGTATTAGCAGCTAATCCAATTCTTGCAATTATTACAGCTTTAGTAGGTGCGTTTACTTTAATGAAGGAAGCGTTAAGCAAAACGAAGGAAGGTCAAGCTGCACTTAATAAAGTCAGTCAAGCGTTCTCATCAGTAATGGGTCCAATACTTGCGTTAATCAATACAGTAGCTGTTCCTATATTTGAGAAGTTAGCTAGTATTATTGGTAAGGTTGGTAGTGCGTTTGCGTGGGTTGCAGAAAAGTTGGGTGTGTCTAAAAAACAAATTGCTGATGCAACTAATGATATTGATGCTGTAGGACAAGAAGCTGCGGAGAAAGAAAAGAAAAGACAGGAAGAGTTGAAGAAACAAATGGAGGAGAGAAACGCAAAACGTAAAGAAGAAGCTGCCAAGAGAAAAGCGGATGCTGAAAAAGCAAAAGCTGAAGCTGAAAAAGCAGCTGCGGATGCGAAGAAACTTGCACAAGACACCATCAACGATAATGAAGCTGTTAAACAATCCGAAGAGGAATTAGCACGTGCAAAAGTAACAGCAAGTGAAGATGAGGTACAAGCAATTAAAGACAAACAAGCTGCACAAGATGTAGACTATCAACGTGAATTGGATAGGATAAATAAACTGATGAAATTAGAAAAGGTTGGTAGTTCAGAATATAAGAAATTGTTGGTGGAAAGAAATGGTCTTGAAAAAGGTTATTTGGAGAATAAAGCTACTAACACAAAAGACCTTAATAAATTAAATCAAGATAGAATTGATAATGAGAAAGCGTTAAATGATAAAGTTACAGAACTTAAAATATCATTAATTAAGAATGAGAAGGATAGAGATATAGCGTCAATTCAAGATAAGTTAAGAAGAGATTTAGAAACATTAGAAAAGGATAAAGGGTTCATTGTCAAGAGTGAGACTGAAAAAGAAGCTATTAGAAAACTATATAGGGACCAAGCGGCAGCAGCAGAACAAAAGGTTAAAGATGATGCTACCAAAAAAGAAGAACAAGAAAGAATTAAAAAATTAGATAGTGATTTAAAGTTCTTACAAATTAAACAAGGTGCACAAATACAAGGAACAAAAGGATATTACGATGTATTAAGAGAGATTAATAAAAAAGCAGAACAAAGGGAAATTGAGGAGTTAAAAGCATCGGATGAGTTTAAGAAATTAAAGAAAGAAGAACAAGAAAAAGCGTTATTTGATATTAAGAAGAAATATCAAAAGCAATCCGAAGCGTTGAATATGCAGGAGATTTTAGCTTACGCTGAAATGGCTTCTAAAATAGTTGGTGTCGGTACTCAAATTACAGCAGCGTTAGGTGCAATATATGAGAACCAAATGAATAAAGAGTTGAAGGATGCGGAAGGTAACCAACAGAAACAAGAGGAGATTAAGAAGAAGTATTTTGA